GCAATCAGATGTCCATCAACCCCGCCATGACTATTCGGAACTGAGAACTTACTGTTCGACCCCGCTACATCGGTCCCGTTCTTGCGGAACCATACGTCTACATCCTGAATTGCGACATTGGCATTGGCGAACTGGAACGAAAACTGGATGTTATAGACGCCAGCAGACCGAACGGTAATCTGCGAGTTGCTGACAATCGCCACACCAGCCGCGTAATCAGTCGTGTCTAACGTGATTGCATACGCTGCGGTTGTACTAGCAGCAGATTGATCTGTAGTGTCTTGGAACGCTCCGTAAGGCACCGCATCGGCTATCGCAGCAGCACTGTACGGGACGAACAGAATCATCGATTCTTCGCTGATCCTAGCGTCCAGAAGGGTCGTAGTAGTAGCGTTCCCCGTCGCAAGGGTAATGGTGCCGACAGAGTTGATCTTACCGTCGAGAATCCGGTTGACAACTTCAGCGACTTGCCTCGGCTGTCCACCGGCCTGGGGCAGACGCAGAAACATCATCGGCCCCCGGTCTGAATTAGATCAACGTCAACACCTACAGCGCTGACCCAGTTGCCAGTTGGTACAACAGATAAACGATGAAACTTACCGCGAGAACGTAGAGACACGCGATTATCAGAATCAGCAGCAACAGCGCTCGCATAGCTGATGTTCCCGTCGAGTCTTTTCCGAGACGCTACCGCAACAGTAGCTGACCCGTTATCGATCAGCGGCCTCGCAAGCGTGATGATAGATTCAAGACCCTGCGCCTCAATATCGCCAGTCTGAAGCGTAGCAGTAAGGTCGTCACCGCCGAACGAAATGATCTTATCCCCATCGACCCCACCCTGAATCAGTTTGCCGCCAGACCAAATCCTAGAGTCCAGACTTGCAGGGACCGTATCGATGTTCGGATACAGCGCGGCCAGACTCTCCAGGTCAGTGCTACTTGTAGCGACAGTGCTTACATAGTCAGCAGTTGTCTCGCCATGCGTCCACTTGTCTACCTGCCAGTTGTAGACCAGCAGTTGCTTCATCTGAAAGATGTCGGTAAAGCACCATGTCACCGTCTTGTTGATTGGGTCAACAGCAGCAGACATCTCGGTTAGCTTGCCAGGGTCGAGTACAGAGTAGAACCAACGGTCTACCCTCTCAGCGCCGATTGGTTTAACCGTCTGACCGTCGCAGACGAAGAACCCATCGTCTGACAGGAAGAACGTCATCGACCCGTACTGCACGACAGAACGGGACTCGTAGCAACCTAGCGAACGAGTGAGCGTATCGAACTGGAAATAAAGTGGAGCGCCGATGTACGTCATCCGCACAATAGAGCGCTCCATGAGCACAAGCCCAAACTCTCCGCCAGTCAACCCTCTAACTTCACCACCGTCAGGAATATCTTGCGAATCAGCCTGACTGCCAGAACCCGATGTCCAGTCTGTAGCGTCGTTAATGTCAGACCACTGCACTCGATTGGGATAGCTTGCCTGCTTGCCAGTGACTACAAAGTCACGAACAGTCGTCACAAACTGAGCGGTAGGCGCAGATGCGTTCAGATCGGCAAAGTTAGCAGACGATCCAACCGTCCATGCCTGGAGTTTGTCCAGACCGTTAGCAGCGATCAGCGTCTGACCGAACTGCGTAAACGTCCACTGTGTTGTCGTCGTGTAGGCAGACGCAGTGCGCGATACGTCCTGAAGGTACTTCAGCGTTGTCGCTGTGCCGCCAGAGGTATAAGTGCCGAACGCTGTCGAGTTCACCCCGTTCAGACTGAACGAGTTAGCATCGATCACCGTTATGACGTAAGAGTTGCCGTTTAGCTGCGTCATCCCACCGACAGCAGCAATCGATACTGTGATCCCTGTACGGAACCCGTGACCCGTAGCGGTAATTACACAAGGGTTAGCGTTCGTCGCTCCGGTAATCGTTGCAATCTTGCTGGGCCAATAGCGGAATAGCTTGTTAGCGCCAGCAGCAATCAACAGGGTGTCGGTGTTCCACCGGGCTACAGAACAAGTCAGCAGGTTTTCGCTTGCAGAGTTGGAGAAGTCGGCAGCGGATGGCATAGGACCGTAGCCAACACCCAGCGGAAGACAGTTCTCTGCCTCCGTTAGCGAGTCAGCAATACCGGGTCGATCCGGCGTCCACTGTCCGAAAGTTACTCGCATCTCACGCCCAGGGAAGTGCCGGAGCGATTACCGGAGGGTTCTTCTGGTTTTCGATCTGTTGCAAGACTGCCGCTTCAGTGGCGTCCTTGTCAACCCCATTCGCCCAGATCCAGCCAAGCACTTCGTTCTGCGTGAGTTGGTCGTAGGGGGTAAAGGACTCAGGATCAGGCGAGGGCAGCGAGCAGGTGGCGTAGACGCTCGCTGAGTAGCCGTCTACGGTGTCCGAGCACTGCCAGTGGGCGACGATGCAAACGTCAGACAGATCGCCTTCTGAGACTTTGCAGTCAAGACGGGAGATGTTCCAGTTCATGATTAAGCACCTTTGAGTGCGGCCACTTCGGCCTCTAGGGTTTCAATACGGGCCATTGCTTTCATCAGCACGCCATCAACACGCAAGGCACACAATACGATCCATCTGCATATGTGCAAGTCACATGAGTTGAAGTCACTTTAGCAACAGTCTTTGAGCGAACAATGTCATCACCTTGAGGTTTAGCTGTTCCGTCACCGGCAGACATTAAAAGATCACCACGAGCAACCGTCACGCCTTGAGCAATACGGATAATCATATCGCCAGTCATTGCCATGTTGATTTCATCAACATCGTGGGCTTCATCATGGCCCCAGTTCACAAACACACCGGCTACATTTGGGTCACCCTCAACATCTGAAACCTTGACCTTATTTAGCTGCTCATTAGCTACAGGCTGTCCGTCTTTGTAATACTCGTTCATCTCATTAAGGTTAGACATTACTGTACCCTTTAGCAGCAAGGGCTTATCCAGCATCTGCGCCCAACGCGAAAGATGACCCCCATTGTACGAAACCGTTGTGCCAGATACAGAAATATCTCCTTCAGCGGTTCCGTCTTGATAGAAACCTACTAATACTCCGTCATCTGTTTTGCGGTTTACATAAAGAACAACTCCCTCAGACCTACTATGAGAGGCAACCCCTGTTGAATTAATCGCATGGCCTGTTACATTACTACCAACCGGGTCAGTGTTTGTCGTTCCAACCAACAAATCCCCACCGCTGGTGATACGGGCGCGTTCGGTGCCGTTGGTAGCAAATAACATTGGCGTGTTTGTGTCATTCCAAATTTGCATATTGGAATCAAAATGTGCCACATAACCTTTAGCAACTCCACCAATTTGAAACCCAAGAAGGCCGCTAGCAGAGCCACCAAGGATTGTTACGCCGCGCCCAGCAGAGGAATAGGATGCACTTGTAACCCCCACCAGCAAATTCCCACTAGCATCCAGCGTCATTGCTTGGGTGAAGGAGATCGGATTTCCGGCTGTTCCCGCCGCTGCGTAATGCCATGAATGAATGCCGTTATATTGGCGGTATTGACTAGCGACTTGTGAAGATGCTTGAATATATTCCCAAGTATCTGCGCTATCGTCAAAGTAACTATTCGCTCCAACTACTACTCTTGGTTGTGCTGTGTATGCGGAAGTAAAGCCAGCAACAATTGCGCCGGTGTCTCCAAGTTGGATTGGTTTTGTGTAGCCTAGCGCACCAGACGCACTAGGCGTCACCCCCAGACCGAGGTTGCCGGAACTGGAAAGTTCCATTACCTGACCATCCCCCGGAGCCGCGTTATTTCCCGTGTGGAAAGTCATTTTTCCAGCAGCACCGGGCCAGAAGGTTATGCCGCCTCTATATGGCAGTGCGTTTCCTGAAGCTGAAGAGCCATAAATGCCTGTCCTATCCGCTGCTGCATCAGCACTGTTTGATAAAAGAATTACGGAAGCATAGTTACCTGCATTGCTTTGCGACACATGAAGTTTTGTAGTTGGCGAACTCGTCCCAACCCCAACATCCCCCGCCGCAGTCACTACAAACGGCGTGGCGTCAGGATTAGAGCTATCCTCCACCTCTAGCGCGTTGCCAGTACCCGTCTGCGTGATCCTGAGTGCTGGAGTGGTGGCGTTCACCACCATGACATAGCTGTCGCCTGCTTGTGCGGCTTGGATCTGCGGGACAACTGTATTGAGCAAAAGCGCTTCGTAAACAGCCATGATTTACCTCAAATCGGATAGTATTCTGTTCCGTCACTCGTCTTGACGGATGACGCAACCGTGTAGTCAACCCCTGACCCATCCCTAACAGGCAGGCCAATCGTGTACTCCGTCCCAGCACTGTCGTCCACAATGAACGGAGCACCAGGAACCGGTACATAACCCCCGAGTGATCGCAGGTTCGGGAGTTTTAAGTTAAGACCGAGCAACATTACAACAGTCCGACAATGTTGCTTGCAGTCGTGTTGGTTGACCAGACCCGTCGAGCCATCACCGGCAGGATTACGCCAGCAGGGACGTTGTAGAAGATCACGCTCCCGCCACCGGTGTCGTTGATCCGCACGTTACCCGACCCGCCGATGTAGAGCGCACGAACAGGCGCAACCAGATCAGAGTCGGCTGGGGTGATAGCAATGCAGTTAACAGCGCAGCTATCAGGAGTCGTTGAAAATGGAGCAGCCATGTCTACACCCACACATTAGACGAAGTTGATGAATCTTGCCACAAATTGCTAGAACAGATAAAGCCTGTCCCACTACTGTCCAGAATTTCCAGACTTACAACGTACCCAACAGCAGAACTCGATAACACCGTCAGCGAGCACTGGTAGTCAACACCGTTAGACGCTCTCACCAGGAAACTAGAGTCGGTTGACTTAGTGAGCCAAGTATTAGAGTCACCCCTGATGTCTTGCCATCCACCGGCCTCCGTTACAACAAGACCACTAAACGGAGCATCGGCAAAGGTCGAGAACCCAAACATCAGAACGTCACTTCCGTTGACATGATGCGAGCAACCCAGCGGATCGTCTTGCTAGCCTGACCAGTAACCGTAATCGACAAACACCCGTTTGTAGTGTCAGCAGCCAATGCAACCGTCCAAGTCGAAGCGCCAGAACTTTTCTCAAAGTTTAGATAACCTGGAGACTTCAAAACGGTAGAGGCAGCATTCGCACCCCTGACCAACAGCGTATTAATGCCGTTCATCGTCAGGTAGTCTGTTTGATCCCAGGCCACCAGATCAATGAACAACATCGCAGCGGAATTGTTGGCAATCGCAAATTGATTGGTTGCGCTTGCAGCAGAAGAATTGCTGCACAGTACGGCAGGAGTCGCATTTGTTGTCTGCTTGGCAAGAACCAGCATTCCGGCTTGGCTTGAGCCAGCAGACGAAGAAATCGGAGCGTTACAGGCAGGGAATGCGTGGAAACCTTGAATTCCTCTTGTGGTTCCGTTACGTCCACCGCTAATCGTCGAATAATCACCACTGGCAGTGTTGCCATCTCCACCACCGACAAATGACCCTGTGTTTTGTGATTGATTATTACGCCCAGCAACAACCCCTGAATCATCTCCACTCGCTATGTTGCCAACACCACCGCCAACAACAGCATAAAACCCGGGAGTCTCATTACCTGCTCCACCACAAACAACGCTAATTGAACCAGAACTTTGATTTATAAAGCCACTTAGCGAAGCAGAATAAACACCTGTTGCTCTGTTACTGACGCCGCCAGAAATTACTGAGTAGTCCCCAGACGCAACAGCTTCGGCTGCAACTCTGATTGATTGTAGATCTACCGCACCTGTGCCTCGTTTGTTACCACCAGCAATAGTTCCAGTTGGAACCTGGGCAAGTATTGCTCCAGTACCTTTCGCAACAATGGCAATGTCGCCATTTGCAGTGGCTACAGCAGAGGTCAGGCTTGCAACGTTTACCGTATCGTTTGGAGCGGTAGTGTTAAAAGCAGTTGCAACAGGCAAACTGTCAACACTTACAGATTTTGTAGCAGGGTAAGTGCAGAACACATCCTTAACACCAACACCAAACGACACAAAGTTGTTGTTGTTGCTGCTAGCTAAGACGTTGTTCCTGGTTAGCGTGTTAGACCCAACAACACCGATCCCGACTTCCCACTCAGTAGTGCTTTGGATGCAGTAATAGGTAGTGTTGCCGTTGCCGATAGACGAAAACGCTTGGTATCCCTGGACAGCACCAAGCAACGTGATAACACCAGTCCCAGTGCTGCTGGTCGTCTCTTTTACCCGGTCTTTCAGTACGAGTGCCATTATCGTGCCGCCACTCTCATTACCAACGGGCTAGCAGAGAACTCCGCCTTGTCGTCCGATTCCGATAGCGCATCAATGCCACGGTTATACAGCGCACCCCAGACTTGCAATCGAGCGTCGTTCATAAGATACGGCTCGGCTTCCCCCAGGCTTGCGTACAGGAGACAATCCATTGCGTTTACCGTCCAGACGTTCGTGGTGTTCGTGTCAGACAGGAACGCAGGAGCGGAGTAGTACAGCATCACCAACGTGTACGCGGTATCAGGCGTCGGAGCAAACTTGAACTCATCCGCTAGGATCGTATAGTCCACCGGCCTGCCAGACTCGTAACTGCGGGAGTTGCGAGTAAACAGGCTCGGCGTCATGTAGTTGAGCGGGTAGACCGGCTCACCATCCGTATACAGATCGCGGATTTCCAGGAAGTCGGACGGTAGCTGCACCGTGTCGTCGCCACCAGTCGTGGAGGTAGTGACAGAACGCAGCATCTGCCGGATGCGTAGCTCTCTCCGCAAACGGATCTCAGCCAGACGGATGAAATCCGGTATCTGACTGGTCAGATCACTTCTTGCGAGATAGTTTGCGATTGCGCTTTGCAGATCGCTGTAGGTCGTTAGGGCCATGCTTTACGTCATCCCAACCGAAGGTTTTGACCCCTATGTGTCCGATGTGCATCGACAACTCGTGATCCACCCAGACAGGTATATCGTTTTCCATGCACCGGACACAGAATGTTACATCCTCTCCGATGACGTTCCCATGATCCGTCCAGATAACGTCAAACCACGGGCGCGGAACCTTCTCGAAAACTTCTTTGTTGACAAGTGTACAAGCAAAGCCCACCGCTGTCACCTGCTCAATTCCCTTCTTCCCCCGGCTCTCGACCTTGTGCCAAACCTGATAAGGCTCACCTGTAGGCTTGCCTTGCAGCATCTCGCGCTCGATCTTCAGGTTTAGCGCAGTCGGTAGGATCGGCTCGCGTCTGGTCGTGGCATTTACCCCAACCATCGTAACCTGCCGTGATTGCAGAATCTCTAGCGTGTTGGCAGGGAATCGCTGGTCAGAGTCAATCCATAACAGTTGGTCCGCCCCCCACTCTAGAGCCTCCGCAGCGAGTTTCTCGCGCTGGGTGAAGATCAGCGTCCCAGGCATCTGCAACAACTGAATGTCGTTAACGCCTCTCTTAGCCTCGTATGCACACAGTCTTGCAAGGTCGAAGCAGAACCCTGCCATCACTTCATCTCGACACGGTACGCAGATAGCGACTTTCAAATGTGCCCCGGATGAGTTCTAAAGAATCGGTTGTCAGGATGGTTGAGAAAGGCTTTAAACGCCTTGCTGTCGATGACCTTGAACCCTTGCATTACCTTTTTGCGGTTCAAATCATCAACCACTGTAAGCGGCAAACGAGCAACGTGCGTGATTACGTCGTCGTATGTGTTGCTGGCTTCGTTGTACTGCTTCTTGTTGGCCTCGATGATATGGGAAACATCCTGTCTGGTTTCCAATATCACACCGTCGTCCGTCTCGTGCGCGACAGTGATAGAGCCTTCGTTTACTGAGAATAGTCTTGGCATATAAAAACGCCCCCACTCGAAAGCAGGGGCGTCCACTCAGTTAAGAGTTACAGCGCGGGGTTGAGGTCGGCCACGATGGCATGAGCAGCCTCGTTCCGCATCTCAAGCGTGAACTCGCACAGAATCTGCGTTTTGTCGCTGTCGCCAACCTTTGCGAGATCCATCGTCGCAAACGGACGCAGATACGCAAGGGCAGCGTACTCTGGATCGATCAGCAGCGCGTCACGGGTACGCATGAAGCGGTCAGGAACAACATTCAGCGTTCCAAAGTCGCTCATGTATACGTCGGCAGCACCGATAATCGTCGTCGGCTGGTCGCCAGGAGCCATGTAACGCTGGGCAGCGATACCGGCAAACGAGGATACCTTTTGCTTCAGACCCGAGCCAACAACCAGCATCGTCGGATTACCACCCGACTCAAACGCAGCAGCAACTTCGTCCTTCAGAAGCTGCTCGGTAAAGGTCCGAGTAGCACCGTCAGAACGGGTCGATACGCCGATGGTCGTCGGGTCAGTGCCAGACGTACCTTTCGAGGTGTTGGTCTTGATCCACGACAGAATTGCTCCGAGTTTACGAGCAGTGGTGGACGAACCAGCGTCACGGCCTTGGTTGGCAGTGATAATGGTTTCCATGTCCCGCTTAAGCTCAGATGCGGCGCGGGACAACTGGTATGCCTTCTCACTGCGCCGCCCTGCTTTGTTGACGGTTTCAAGCGTACCGGACACTTGGATCGTCTTTTGAACGATTTGCGTGTAGTTGCCGAGACGGGTGGTCGGGCTGATGGTTGCCGAAACAGCGTCGGCTCCCTCAACGGCGGCATTCGCAGACGTCGCACTGGCGAGACTATCGGATTGCCATTCGTGAAACACTGCGGTCGCTTTGGTGCGAGCCAGAGTGCTCATGATCGGGGTTTCGGTGGGGCTGATGTCGTAAATAACATCGATAAGATCTTCGCGCTGGCCAATGGCCGTGTGTGCGGTAAAGGTGGGCATGATTGCTCCTATGCCAAGAATCGTTCAAAGATGGTCGCTGCGTCCCTAGCCTTGCCAGATTTACGCAAGCGGTTTCGTTCAGCTTTCAGCGCATCCGATTCTGGATTCGATACCTTCGCAGTTCCGGGCTTCATCATCTTCGGAGCCTCGCTCACCTTTTTGGTGACCTCTGGCTTGTTGGAGATTAGCTTGTCGTACTGCGCGGCCTTCCAGAGCGTTAGCACTGCTCGGCTGTCATAGACTTGTGAAAGTTCCTGATCCGAGAATCCCAGACCTTTCGCGTAAGTGCGAATGTCTTTACGGACATCCTCTCCCTTTTCGGTATTCCACTCAGGAATTGCCTGCGAAACCTTCCCAGCTTCTTGAATCAGCACCTCTTGCAGTTTCTGCTGATACTCCGCTTGTTGCTGTTGAGCAAGGCGAGAGCGTTCGGCTTGAACGGCAGTTAGTTGCTTCTCCCGTTGAGAAAGTTCGGCAACCTTTACGGCATACCCAATAGGGTCAGTATCTTTCAGGTGTTCAATATCCTCCGTCTTGTTCTGCTCCGATAGAACCTTTTCAATTAGTTCTAACCGTTGTGCATACTGATCGCGGAGGGACTTTGCTTGCTCTACCGCAGCCTTTTCGGCCTCGATAGCCTTTCGCTGCTCGGCAAGCGCCTGGGTTTTCTGCGTGTAATCAGTGCCAAGCTGGTAAGACTTAATCAGGTCGTCCAAAGAAACTTCGCGTTCCTCACCTGCGGCTTTCACCCGGTAGCGCGGTGTTTCCTCAACTTCCTGCGTCTCCTGCTCAACCTGCGGCTCTTGCTCCTGTGAAACCTCGGGAGTCGGTTCGTCACCTTCCTCTGGTCCCATTAGCCCAAGAATCGCGTTGGCTGCACCGTCAACACTCAGCGGTCCACTTCCGTTAGGAGTCGTGTCCATATTCACCCGTTACAAGTTACAAAATCTTCCAGCGTTTGCGTTCGATCTCTTTCGTATCAGCGATACTCTGGAAATGTGAGCGAATAACTGAAAGCGCCTTAATCATTCTATACGCATTTTCTCTAACGTCAACATCGTGCTCTAGCGAGTTCACAATCGTCTGGATTTGCAGATCGTGGAGTTTAGTTAACTCGGCAACAAACTCCTCGTCCCGCATTAGATTCGCAGCGCGTTCAGGGTTCAACCTGGAATCTCCACGTTAGCGGAAATGCCAGCACCGACCTTTGCTGCTTTCAGTTGAGCCTCTACCTGAAACTCCTCCCGCTTTAGCATAAGTTCAGCAGCGGCCTTCTCGCGTGCAAGCTGAATATCAGCCTGAGCCTTGATGCGCTTTGTTTCAATGTCTGCCAGAGCCTTCTGCCGGTCGATTTCAATCTGGGCTTGAGCCTGGGCAAGCATGGCATCCATCGGCCCCGGCTGCTGCTGCTGCGGAGGTGGATTTGACAAGGCTTGATCGACTTCAGGCGGAATCTCTTTGAAGAACTCCTCTGAGTCTTTAAACCCCGCTGCCTCGATAAACCGTCCAAGAGTCGCCCGATACTGTCCGACCGATACAAGCGGATTGGCAGGACCGTAGGCTTGCAGAATGGTTTCCTGTTTTGCCAGTACCATCTGGAGCATTGCCATCTGCTCCTGCTTCGATCCAGTCCCAAGTCCGACAGAGATCGAAACGTCATACTGGTTTGACCACTCTCGCGGGTCCATCTCGACATACTTGCCTCGCATCCGAATCAAGCGAGGTTTGTCCTGATACTTGCAGAGTAGGTGCAGAATGCCCTTAAACAGGCTCTTAACGCCCGTCTCAGCGAAGATGCGTGCGACTAGCTCCAGCTTTCCCTGTGCAGCCTGAGTAGTAGCAGCAACAGCCGCAGCGGTCACGTTTTGCAGGATGTTCGGGTCTAGACCTTGCTGGACATCCGACACACCAGACCGTTTCGACTGGATGCTGTCAAAGTAGCCCAGCAACGGATATGCAGAACCAGTCACATCAGGAACGGTAATCGGCTGCACCATCCCCGGAGCCTTCGTCCGCACAACTCCACCCGGAGTGACATTCAGCAGATCGTCTAGGTTGACTTGACCCTCTACAACGGCACTACGAGCGTTGTTGATAAGGTAGATGTTGTCGAGAATCTGACGGGTAATCGTGGACTTGATTAGCTGAATGTCCATCACCCGATCAGCAAGCGACTGACCAAAGAACTTGTGCGGAACTGGCATCGGGCAGATTACATGGAAGGGAATGTAATCCGTTTTGATGTTTGCTTCAGTACCGTTTGCCCAGGTCAGAATCTGCTGGCCAGAATAGTAAATCTGCCGGAGTTCAGCGATTCCATCACCGTCGAAGTCAACGAAGATGTAGCACTCGTACACCTCGGCCTGCTGCATCGTCTCGTCGAGACTCTCCTGCTCAAACGGTTCCTCTCCAGGCGAGTATCGTGCAAGTCGCTCCTCGGTAAAGTCCAGAGAGTTGTACGCTGGCAGCGAGTTGATCTGGTCAGGGTCAAACCCCATCGCAATCAGTTCTGATCGCGTAGCGAGCCTCCTGTGGGCAATGAAGGGTGCATCCTCTACGCAGGTGGCTTTCTTGCTGACAATCAGCTCCTCTGGAGGCACTACGTCAATCTGAATCCGGCCAGAGTTGATGCGCTTCTGCACGACAACATTGTGCGTCGTCTGCCGCATGGCTCCCATCGGAGACGCGACTTCCTCGGTAATCGTCTCCTGTGCAACGATCTGCCGAGTACCGTCCGACATCAACAGGAGAAGCTCGTTGTCAGTCAGACCCCGATATGCCTCCTCGTTAACGTCGATCTTCTGCTCCCAGTACGCTTTCAGCGTGCCGGTTTTCTCCAGCAGAGCGTCCTTGAACCAGTCGTGCAACAGCGCAAAACCCCGGTTGTCTTTGTAGAACACCCAGTTTGCATAGTCGGTTGCCTGTTTCGCGCCTTCCTCGTCGCCTGGGCCTACAGGCTCAAACCTGCCCAGGTCATCGCTTGCGGTAAATACGCGGATGAGTTGCGGCAGTGCACCATCAACAACCTCGGCAACCTCGCCGGTAACGATCTGAGAGCGGCCCTCTACCTCGTTGCCGTAAGGTTTGCGGAGGTAGTAGTCGATTGACTGACCGCGTTCCTCTGTCGTTTCAGAGTCAAGCATCCCGATAGCATCGTCAATCTCTGCTTGCAGAATGCCTTGTAGCCTACCGATATCCATTTTCGACCTCTTTTCGCGTATACGGTCGTTTCTGCTCTTGTTTAGCTTTAAGTTCTTCGATCTGTTTACGCAGATCGGCAACTTCCTTGACTAGAGCATCGAAAGCGTGCTTAGGCACGATATTACCTTGCGGCATTAGCATTAGACAATCCAGCGAGTTTGTACGTTGATCGGCTTGCCCCAACTGGACTGCGTTTCGTTCAGCCCAATCGCAAGGTATCGGAAAGCGTCGCTTCCGTGAGATGACCAGTCGTGCAGCGGTCGGTCGTAAAAAACCTTCTGCTTTTCGTCGAACGTCCGTCGATAGTTCCGCAGACAGTTCAACCCCTCACTTACCGCCGGAACATTGAACCAGCAGCGCGGAAGTAGCCTACGGACAGCCTGAATACCGTCATCAACAGACAGACGCGGAGCAATCCGACACTCTAGCCCAGCGGCTTGCAACACCTCGAGACGGGACTTGCCGGAGCCTAGCTCCCTTACCTGTACGTCGTGCGGGACAATGTTCTCAGCCTTATGCCAGTCCCGATTGCGTAGCTCTCGGACGTACCAGTCAAGACCAACACCATGGTTCTCGATGTAATCCAGAAGCCTTACTTCCTGCCCGTGAACCTGTGCCACCCAGATAGACGTAGAGTCACCGATACCCAAGTCCCAAGCACAGACGGTTTTGCAGAGGTCATCCCGCTTGATCTCGCAGAACCTCCCCTCCCCTTCCATCTGGTTGAGTTGGTGTCCGTAATACGCACCCTCGATGGCAGCATGAAATGAGCACTCAAACTCTTGGTCGTACTTGTCCTGACCCATCTCACGCAAGGCGTCGTCTAGTTCAGCCTGGGCAATGATCTTGGTTTGGCTTGCCTTGAACTCTAGGAGTTTCCAACCCGGTTCGCTGATAGCGCGGTTCCGCAGGTCGAAGAAATGGTTCTGGCCCTTTGGCGTACCAATGAACAGCGCCCAGCCTTTCCGGTCGGCTAGGGCAGGGCGTATCACTTCGTTCCAGATCTTCGGGTTTTGATCCCCCACCTCATCGAGAACCACTCCGTCGAAGTAACTTCCCCGAAGTGAATCGGGGTTGTCCGATCCGTATAGCCCGATCCTGCGGTCCCAGAAGTCAACTCGCAACTCTGAGATGTTGGCTGTTCCACCAAGCGGGTTAGCAAAGTGGGTGAGGTAATCCCAGGCGACTCGCTTGGCTTGGCTGTAGGTTGGTGCGATGTAGGCATATCTCGGGCGCTCTAGCTGGCACATCACC